GGCTATGTTTGTAGGTTCTCACAACTTCTTCAGAAACAATCTGTACTTTTACATCTTCACTTTTACATTTTGGACATTTCATATCTCATTTTCTCCTTTATGTGTTTTTATTTTCAATTTTACTCAAAGACCGGTACCATTCCTGATAATTCATGGATGCTGGCACAAGGTAGGTCTTTCCGGTTACTGGATCTCTTGTTCGACGTTCCATCCCTTCTAATGACTGACCTTCTATAGCAGCAACAGTTGTGCAACGACATTCCGGATGCATAGGTGGACAATTGACACCGATTTTCATTTCGCTAACAGCAAACACTTTGCCGTCCAGATTACCACAAATAGGACATGTTCTTGAGTCTAAAGCCGCAAGGTAGCGATATTTCTTAACTCCACATTCTTTATATGATTGCTTTTCGCGTTTAGTGTGTAAAATTTTATTTTGAAAAGCAATGTCATCGTTTTTTGTGTCACAATTGGACACGACATGGGTTCAGATGCTATCTCCAGATATGTCATAGTAAATAGCCGCGGCAGTGGCATGACGATTATTAGAGGAATTAAGTTGTTGACTGTATAATTGTAACTGTGAAGGAGAAATCCCTTTTTGGCAACATTTATTCCAATCCATACCAAGTCCCGGTGGTATCGGCATTTCAGCGTTATGTTTGCAGATAAC